AATCCAAATGTTGTGTTTTTGCAATAGATGCAGTTGAACTTTCCGTATAGGTTGCCCATTTCGTAGAAACGATTCTGCCATTTCTCGTGAATTGCATGGCCTTCATCAAAGATGTTCTGAAGTCTTAAAGATGGTTTGTCCTGTTTCTTTTTTCCACCTTTTAATAGGTAGAAAGAATAACGATGACACCAGTCAGATTTTATGATTTCAGAAGGATGAAGTACATCCGTTCTCCGGTCTGACTCTGGACGACGCATTAAGTGACGCTCTATGTCACCAATAAGTCTTGTCTCAGTCTTCTTGGCATCCAAGAACTTCTTGAGGTCTTTCGACGCTTGAACTGGCATCACACTTCCTTACTAAATATAAACTCTTTGAGGGTCATTTTCTTTTTGTATTTTTTCTGCCATTTTCTTATGAGAGCGTTCCTCTCGCGATGAGAAAGACCTCCCCATATTCCATGCGGTTCGTCTCTACTAACTGCGTCCCATAAACACTCTTTTCTGACAGGACAATGGTTTTTTCCAGTCTCACCAAAACAGAACGCTTTTGCTTTCGTAGCGATAATTTTGTACTGCTCTTTGTCTCTAGGTGGGTAGAAGATGTCGGTATCTTCTCCTGAGCATCTTGCTTGGTATCTCCAAGCGTACTCTGGTTCATCCATGTGTTAGGCATCCTTTGTTTTATCCCTCATCTCTAGGAAATCATTCTCAAGAAGAATGACGTAATCTTCCCCATCGAGATGAACACCAAGCACTGGCATTCTTCCTTCAAGGATTGCCTCTCTAACGTTTTTCTTTAGTACATCGGACTTTATAGTGAACTGTTTTTTACCAGTCCACTTGTGCTCAATCAGCAGGTCATCTGAACGCACATCGCCCTTTCTTGCCCAAAGAGCCCCAGAAGCAGCATTGCGTGTCCCACCAATTGTTTTGGCAAGTCGCTTTTCGTGCTTCTTGGACTCTTTTTGCCCTTTACTCCTCAAGTTGTATTTTGCCTTCCTCGTAACCACGAAGCAACTTGGGAACTATGTAGAACAGTGTTTCTCTCCAAAAACATCTGTTGCAGCCACAGAATGGCTCTCCTGACAATGTTTCATTTATCTCATCTTCTGTACCTTCAGGATAAATGGCTTCAAATAGCATGTCGGTATAGGTCTCTACACCACGCTCTAACTCTTCTGCCCATTCTGGGTCATTTATGAAAAATCCACTACTCATCAGAACCTACTGGAATAGTGTCTGGAGATTCGAGAACAGACTTTTCTAGTTCTTCCTTAAAATCAATCTCACTACGAAGACTGTCAATAACTGGCTCAATGCCTTGCCATTTTCTTTCTCCATAGTAATACCATCCACCTTTGCGTTCTATCAATCCTTTCACTACTGCTAGAGCCGCGATTTCTTTAGCGAAATCATATTCTCCAGGAAGGCAAGAGCCGCCTTCTGCGAAGTAAAAGTCAAAGTATGCAACTCTCTGTGGGGGCGCCGTCTTATTCTTAAGAGTCCTGACCTTAATTCTTTGTCCAATTCGGACTTTATTGTTACCTGAACCAAGTTCAATCCATTCATCTCTACGGATTTCACATCGAGTGAAAAATGCATAGTTCTTACCTTCCCCACCAGGAGTGGTGCGAGGGTCTCCATGCATCACGCCAATTTTCATTCTGTACTGATTAATTACAATTCCTAAAACAGGTCGTTCTGCCTCTACTAGGCTTCTTTTCATTGCAGTGCCTACAACACGAAAGAACTTATTAGTTAATAGTGCACCTTTACCAACAGTTGCCTCATCCATATTCTTTTCCAACTCAGGAGAAGGTGACAGGGCTGGAAGAGAATCGATAACAATTGCATCTACAGATTTGGATTCAGCAAATGCGATAACTGCGTCATATGCTTCTTCCATAACACTGGTCTCAACAACAATTACTCTACTGGTATCTACACCACACATTTCAGCATAATCTGGAACCCAGGCTTCTGCTGCGACCCACACTGTTGTGAAGTTAGGGTCTCTTGCTTGATTTGCAGCAATAGCCTTTAATGCTACGGCTGTCTTTCCGTGTGAAGGTTCTCCAATAAGTTCATTCCATTGATTGCCAGGAAACCCACCACCCAAGACATAATCGAGAGTTGTAGAACCGCTGGTAAACCTAGGAACAAGGTCAGAACGGATATCACTAGCAAAGACAACGACACCATCACCAAACTTCTTATTAAGTTGTGCAACAATCTTTTTAGCCTCATCAGTTATCATCCGTCAATCCTTCCAACTATCTGTTGTGGGTTAAAGTTATTTGTTGCATCGTTTCCTCTGGCTGATTTTGTAGCGCCTTCTACTTTTGCTCCAGTTAGAGAGCCATATCTACTACCAGACTGTTCAAGAGGATAGCCGCAGTCGTAGCATCGTAACTTTGCACCAGCAACACTCATGTAATTATTGGATGAACAATTTGGACACGACTGTGTTTGAGCAGCGCTCTGTGCTCTTGAAAGCGGTGCAGAGGGTTGTGGCGGAACATACTGTGTCATTGGTTGCTGTGATGGTGGCATCGGCATATTCACTGGACGTGGTTGTTGCGCTGGTGCTGGTGCTTGTTGGCCTAATTTATTGGCCCACCAATTTGCGTTACTCATTCTTTGGCTTCTCCCCATCTGTCTACAATTTTTGCTTCAGCAATGAGCGGAACAGTTATCTCTGGTAGGCGAATACCTTCCATTGACTCGCGGATTGCTTCTGCCACATCCTCCGCTAAATCTTCACGAGCAACTGTAACCAACTCGTCATGCACGGTCAAAATGACGTTTGCATCTGGCTCATCTACAAAGCAGGAGTGTGCCCTAACAATAGCCAACTTCATAATGTCAGCAGCAGACCCTTGAATAACAGTATTAAAGGCCTGACGTTCTGCTCTGGACTTTAAGCCCTGGTCTCTGCTCTTGAGGTCAGGAATATAACGACGACGACCAAACAAGGTAGACACATACGGTGTAGGTGTCTGAGCAGAAGCCATACGAATGACTCGTGCTCGATATTTTGAAATATCATTAAATTGTTTACTAAATCGGTCTAGAAGGTCCTTTGCATCCTTTACTGTACAACCGATGCTTTGAGCAATCTTCTCTGGGCCAACACCATAAGACATCGCTAGCACGAGAACTTTCCCAGCCTTACGTTCTACTCCCATCGTGTTACCGATAGTTGTGTAGATATCTCCACCTTCTAAATAGTTATTCATCATAATAGGGTCATTTGAAAAAGAGGCAATGATGCGTGGCTCTATTTGACTGTAGTCAGCAACTATAAGTTTGTAACCTGGTGGTGCAATGAACATATTTCTGATTAATGTACCGTAGTCCCCACCACTTGGGATGTTCTGTAGGTTTGGGTCACTACTAGAGAAACGACCTGTCTCTGCTCCATGCGGCTTAAAGTTAGTGTGTACTTTGCCATTTATCAGGAGCGATTTCTTTTCTACAACTTTTGTTTTACCCATAACTGTATGAGTAATCTCGCCACCTAAGTATGGCATTACATAAGTTGTCATTAACTTATTCAAGTCTTGATACTCAAGAATAGCGTCTACTAGTTCATCCTTACTACGGTAGAACTCCAAAGCGTCAGAGGATACAGAGTAGTGCTGAATACCTAAGTTCTGAGGGGCAGTAGCAGCGACTTCTTGTCCTTTTGTCGTCAATGCAATCTTGATTCTGAGGTTCGGCTTGATGCCTCTACCGCCCTCTTCTTTTGAAGAAAACAGGAGTTTCTGCTTCTCTTGTACAGAGTTCATAGAGAACGGTTTACCAACTAGTTTCCAAGCCTTAGCCTTAGCATCATCTATGTCTTTTTCAAGTCGCTTCTTTAGTTTTGTGAGTTCTACAACATCGATATGTGCCCCAGACAGTTCCATATCGCAAAGAGCAGCAATAACATCCATCTCTAGATTCCATACACGGCTAAGGTCTCCTTGAAGTTTGGGAGACATAACTTTGTAGAGTTTGTAGGTAGCCTCAGCATCAAGGCCTGAATAGTTTGCCACATCACTAAAAGAATGAACCTCTACCTGTGCTCCAACGCCCTTTTCAACAACAATTCCAAGTTCTCGTTTAGCACAGTCAGCGAGTCCTAGATAGCCACGATTGCGATTGTTCACAATAAAGCCAGCCATCATCGTGTCAAAGAACGGCTTTGTAGGAACTACACCACGGTAATACTTTGCAATAGATTTTAAATCAAACTTTACATTGTGACCAATCTTTAACTTGTCACTGAAAAATAATGGCTTTAGAGCCTTAAAGACATCTCCTGGCAACAATTGTTCAGGAGCAGGACCAAATACCGGTGTCCACTTTGCTTGATTCTTTGAATAGTCAGTGTCCTTGAGTTCTTTGCCAGCGGCTAACTTACGTTGACCACTTAATAATAACTCTTTATCCCAATGCAAAAACTCACCATTTGGGTGACCCATCGGTATTACATCAACTCTGTCTTCCGTTGCAAGAGAAATCCATAGCACATCATTTACGACAGGCTGAATTCTGTTTTCTCCAACAGACTCTATGTCAAAAGCAAATGCGTCTACTTTTTTGTAATGCGCAACTAATTCTTCTAGTTGTTCTTTCGTTGTAATAATATTCATATAACCCCTCTGATTTGAGTAAGAGAGCCCGAAATGGAGGTAACGGGCTCTCCTACTTGTGGAACGTCTTAAGCGACTGAGCGAGCAACTTCTAGTAGTTCAGAGCGAGGGGTCTCTCGAATTACTTCTGCTGTGTATGGTTCAGCGGTTGCTACTAACTCATTAACCGTATCAGGGTTAAGTTTCCACTCCTCGGCAAGGTCACGACCACGGACGAAGTTGAGGGTGTACTGCGTCGTTGGGCCAGTGCCTAGTCGAGAAATCTCCCAGAACTCTTTTGAAAGAGGTCCTTTACGCTCGTCATCGTGAGCCTTCTTAATTTGACGAGCCAATGATGGTGGAGCAGTAAGGATTTGCAATCCTTGATTTTCTCCACTCAGAACGAATACATTGAATGCGAATTTGCCACGAGGCTTATCACCGAGGATTTCACAGAGTGGGCAACCATCACCCATACAGACAAAAGACTTCTTGCCCTTAGGGCGTTCAATCCAGTGCTGTTCATATGTTGCAAATGGTGAATCTTCTAGGAACTTAACAAGTTGTGGTTCTTCGGAGAATCGGAAATCAGTTGGATATTCAGAATTTTCTGTTTTTAGTAGTGCATCAACGGCATCCCAGCCCTGTTGCACAGTTGTTCCAACCTTAGGTGTTGCTGTTTCGCTGTCTTCATCTAAGTAAGAATCAGCGTTTACTGCTGGTTTCGTAATTGGCATTTGTTTCTTTCTTGGTAATGAGGCCTCGCGACGTCTATATCTCTATAGACCCTTGTCACTTCGGCTCTCTATGGATGTGAGTTCCTTCCAGCGCTTTACTAAAGCCTCTGTAAGGTCTTCGTGTTGACTCCATTCTACACGAGCGGAGCCAAGTAGGTTTCGCTTGGAAAACTCGTCTACTGCAGACTCTATAAGAGCACGGGTATAAACCCGATTTCCTCCAGTCTTCTGACCTTTGAGAGTCTTAGACCGAAGTCGATACGGGGCACGTGGGATATAGCCCTTGCGTTCCCATAGACGAACAGTGACTATAGTCTTTTCCAATGCCTGTGCTAATGCACCGATTGTAAAGACCTCAGTTTCCTTGCCTCCTAATGTTTTAACGATTGGGTTTTCGTCCCAACCATTAGTCTCACCGCTTCTACGGCGAGAAACCTTTGGGTCTGGTTCACGACGTTTTTTCTTCGAACCAGGGATGTATTCGAGGTCTTTAAAAGCCTCGTAAATTTCATCGTCTCCTCTTAATCCTGGCATTGTTAATCCTTCTTCATTACCAATGCCCAAACAACAGTTTGAGGATACATTTCATCAATCTCTTCTTCGGTCAATTCATCACTATAAAGTGCAGCCATCAATGCATCTTCATCAATAATTTCTACAGTCTTTATAAGTTTGTCACGAAGACCTTTTTCATCAATGATATCAAATGCCACATCTTCATCAATTTTTCGTGTAACACGACGCTGTTTCATCATGGACTTTACGCCTTCTATTTCTTCAGGCAATTCAAAAATGATGTTTCCCTTGTCATCGGTTTCACCATTATCTTCAATGTGAGAAAACAAATCGTCACGTAGTTCTTTCATTTGTTCCTGAAAGTACTCGACCTGTTTCTTGTAAAAGATGTATTGCTGTGCTTGTGAAAGCGTGTCGTTTTTGTCGATACCTCTAGGTGCTTGTTTTGTTATACGTGGCATTGCCCCTCCTACGATTTCATAAGGAAGTTCAAGAGACTTCCTACTGTCAAGTCTACACCACCACGAGAGTTGATTCCCGCACCGTCAAGTACGGCATTAGCCACAGCGCCTTTCTGCTGGAGCATCTCGTGTTGGCGCTCTTCTATAGAGTTCTTCATAAGGATGTCCTGAATGGTTATGGTAGGCCAACGGCTGGAGGTTCGCTTAATACGACCATTTCGTTGAACCGCTAATCCAGCATTCCATGGCAGGTCATAATTAATTAATAAGTTTGCATTAGGCAGGTCTACACCATATCCACCAGCATCTGAGGAAATGAATACTCTACATTCTGGGTTATTTAAAAAGTTTTCTTTACTTTTTTCTTTTTCTTTGGCGTTCATTTCTCCTGTATAGATAGTTCCGCCTAATTTGTCATATATTAAAGCCACAGCATCAAGATAAGAAGCAAATATAACTATCTTTGCATCTGGGTCAGTCTCCAGATGGTCATTGGCGTATTCTACAAGCGCGTCAAGTTTCGGTGCCTTTGCTCCGTGCAATTTTACATGGCCTTCAGCGATTAGATATTGAGCATACGCAGACTCACTGTTGGCAAGGATTATTGGATTGTCACAGACCATACGGAGCGCCGTTATCTTCGACATTATCGAGCCACGCATCATGTCTGCAGGGCTTCCTGGCTTGTAACCCTCTCCATAATGAGCAGCGATAGAGAAACTTGCTCCTAATAATTGTTTTGCTTCCACTAATTCATTCATCAACTCTTCAGCAATGAAGTTGTATAACTTTCTACCGGTGGAATCAAACTGCACAAGTAGTGGGTCACGATAAATGACGCTAGGGAGATAAGGCGCTACATCCGGGTCAGTCTGTACTTTGCGAACTGAACAAGTCTTCATTTTTTCGTGGAATATGGGAAGATTGCGATAACGCTGCACGCCACCAAAGTGATTACGAACAATGAATGTTTGGTCAAACAAATCGAAGCGACCAAGAAGAGTTGGATTAACGAACTGCATAATGCTGTATAACTCTTCTGGTCTTCCATTCTCGATAGGCGTACCAGTCAGTGCAAACCTAACCGGAACATTACGAGATAGTTCTTTTACCTTCTTAGAACGCTTAGACCTGAAGCCTTTTATAGCAGTAGCCTCGTCACAAACCATTGCGTCAAGATATAGTTTTTTAACTATGTCCCAGTCATTGACAATAGACTCATAATTAGTTATTAAATACTTAGCATTAGAAGCGTACTGTGTTTCTCTTGTCTTTTTATTTCCATCAATTACTTGAACAGTAGCGTTAGAGAATTTCTTTATTTCTTTTTCCCATTGATATTTGAGACTGGATAAAGCAATAACCAAAACCTTATTAGGAGACAACTGCTCTAGGGCAGCGATAGTCATGCAGGTCTTTCCTAGACCCATCTCGTATGCAACAAGCATTTTCTTTTCTCCGACCATACGGCTTACAGCCTCTACTTGATAAGGCTTGAGAGTTCCGTTAAACAAAGAACGCCTCCTTGCCTAAAACATAGGATTTAGCGTTCTCTATGCCACGATGAATCTCTTCTACAGTCATATCTCCTGGGTCTTTTACATCAATACCCTTGTAGTCGAAGAAGAACAAGTTCAGCCCATACTTGCGAGCGTAGGGTCGCATTGACTCGGCAGCCTTAAGACCTGCTTCATCTTTGTCAAATGCCGCAATAATCTTCTCTGCTCTGCGCATAATCTTTGCTTGGTCTTCACTAACTATTGCGCCAAAAGTAGAAATGGCTCCCTCAACTCCGGCACAACGCAAACGAACAACATCTAGTGGAGATTCAACGACAAGAAGAATGTCTGTTGCCATTACTTCAACGCCAAACACAGTCTTCGACTTCTTAACACCCGCTGGTTGATTGCGAAAAAAGCGACCCGAAGCACCCTTTTCTTGCCATCCCATCAACTCGTGTGTGTCGGGATGGCGGATAGGAAGAATCCATGCTGAATGATTTACGTCCCAAAGTACGCCATGGTGCTTTGCTGCTTCTGCAGTTAGGTATCGCTTTTTTAACTCAAATGCAGGAGGCTCTGAGTACACAGCCAAACGAGCCTCTGACATACCTATTGGCTCTTCTGCAGGCTGTACATACTGTGGTAAATCCTTGATGCGACGTAGCAGAGCATCTATTGGAAGTTCTGCTTGTCCATCAATAAACTCTTTTGCTTCGTGGTAATCAATACCACGCAAATCTCTAACTAAGGTGTAGAGATTTCCCTTGTAACCGCAAGAAAAACATATGTGGGCTCCAGTTACAGTGTTTATCCACCACGATGGATTGTGGTCCTCTTTTCCTGTGCGCTTTTTGTGCATAGGACAAAGGCCGTTAACCTCATCTCCACGTTGCGCTGCAAGTGGAAGGTCAAGAGATAAGAGAACCTTCTCCACATCCATTAGTGATTCCAGTTCATGCAGTAAGAGCACTTGGTCATGAAGGCTTCGTCGTGGAAGCATCCAGTTTCCCAACGCCAAGTAATTGCAGTCTCACTTGGTGGGCAGTTACGTGATTGAACAATCTTCAATAGGCGAATCTCTTCATCTTCTTCAACTGGCTCAAGACCAAGAATCACATCAGAGTCTTGGAAGAACGAGGATGAGTAACCAATGGAATCTGCAGTAACTTTTCCGGCACGCATCTTCCATAACAGAGTCTGAGTAGTAATTACGATTGGTTTATTAATCTTTTGAGCCAATCTCTTTAATGCACGAGTGATATTGGTGATGGCTTGAGGAGTGTTCATTTCTCCCGTAATTTCATCCATCATCAAATACACACCGTCAACAAACACAATATCAGGATTGCATTGCTCTATCTTTGCTGACAGTGCTGATACGGTGATTCCATTAACGGCATCAACAAGATGAAATGGGTGTTGCTTCTCCATGTCATTGAGCATGTCTATATATCGAGATTCTTCTGCAGGCAACAACTTTCCTCGACGAAGACGCCCGTGAGAAATGTTTGAACGCATTGCGTCGTGACGCTGTTGTTGCTCGTGATTGTTCATCTCAAAAGATTGGAACATCGGTACTTTGCCCAACTTATGAACATTTATAGCCATCTGCAGAGCAATCTGTGATTTACCAGTCTTTGGTGGTGCAATGATGGTGATTAACTGACCGCCTTGTAATCCTGCGGTTGCTTCGTCAATCTTTTCAAAACCTGTAGGTATTCCTAGGAATGTTTTATTTTGAAGAGCCTTGTAGTCTTCGTAACGCTGTTCTGTGTTTTTGGATAGGTCGACTTCATGAGTTCCAAGAACGCCCTGCTCATTGACTTTAGCAATCGCCTGCTCCATAGCAAGTAGTGCTGCATCATGATTGTTGTCCTGCAGTAACTCAACTGCATTCTCAAGACCTTGACGAGTCAGTAGTCGACGACGAAAATCGACCATCGTGTCTAGAAGATATTCAACAGTGTCCTGTACATCAAGAACTTTGTAATTTGGATAATGGTCTTTGACTGTTGTTGCAGTTGGAACTTCACGATATTCGCTGTAATGCTTGCGAACAAAACTCCATACTTTTCGATTGTCTTCGTCTAAGAACCACGCATCTTGCACGCCACGTGAAAGGGCAGGGACAATGTCACGGTCACGAATTACTTTGCTGACCAGACGGTGTTCGTTATCTGCTGCCATATCGCCCCCTCAAGGCTCTAAATATTGGCTAGTTCTACTCCTGCTGAACCATATCGCGCAACTCGGTCAGGTCTGTCAATGACGCCCTTCAAGTTGGGTCGATACGGAAGCGTTGCGACTAACTCATCTACACTTTCGTACAATTGCCAGTAGTTAAAAGGATTGACTACACGGCGTTCTAACTTTTCAAAGGACTTTTCAAGAAGTTCTTCTGTCCAGCCCTCTGATTCAAAACCAGCAAGTTCCAGAGAAATGCCGTAATTATTGGCAAGTATCCATAATCTGTTGGCCCCAAGCAAATCGACATCGCCAAGTTTGTAGGTAATCTTTTTACCTAGAAGTCTACGAGTCTCTTCTTCAACTAACTTAATTACTACATCGGTAGTAGCAATAACTTGTGGAGAGGAGACATTGGATATGTCTCCGTTTTTCATAGTACTTCTATCTTAGCGTACTTAACTACAAACTCACGAAACTTCTCAGCCGTATCGCTTGCATCAAGTGCCAATTCCTCAGGAATCTCTTCTGGAATAAGGATTGAGTAGTGACCAGAGTTCATATACATCCGGTCTTCTACAAATCGAACATGTTTACAATTAAAAGTCTTTTTCCATTTGGGGCAGTTACAGCGAAGTTTCTTTGTCTCAGTATCGACTTCTACTTCAAAAATGCCAGCAGCCTGCGCAGATATAAACAACTGCACAGTTCGCCAAGAAGTCTTCACGCTTCCGCCTTTCATTGTGCTCCCCTCAAGTCAGAACCAAAGATTGGTACTCGTACAAAGGCTTCGTTGGCAAAACTGCCCATAGCCTCACTGTACTTGTCGTCCCAATTCTCCATCATGACATTAGTCGTCACAATCGTTGGTAACGCCTTGTCATACCGCGCTCTTAGTATCTCATCGAACGATGCGTCATCGTACTTTGAACCGTATTCTTTTCCGAGGTCGTCTATGACCAATATCCGTACGTTCAGAAAGTCAAACTTAGAGCGACCATGCAGCCCATCAAGTTCGTAGACCATCTGCTTCTTGTCTTCTGGGTCTGCGTCGAAGGTAGATTTCTTCTTCGATAAAAACTCAGGATAAGTCATGTAGTAGATAGGGCGAGCATTGAGGCCATAATCGCTCGCATTCATACCCAGAATCTTCCGAGCCTCGTCGTCGTCATCTGGGAGACGTCGGACCACCTCCATAGCGGCGACAACTGCGTGAGTTGTTTTACCTATTCCAGGCCCTCCGTCAAATAGCATACCGACGCCATTTGTTCCGATGTTGCCAATCTGTTTTATAACAAGACCGTTAACAACATCATCAATCCATTGGTCGTATTGCGTTGGAACTTCGCCTGAGCGCTCAACTAAATCTTTAATCTCAAGACCAAGAAAGCGACGTGGAATATTTGAAGTGCGCAATAACCAATGCTTTTTCAAAGACGTTAATTGATTCACGTCGTACACTAGTTGGTTCCCCCCTGTATCTTCTTTTCATAGCGTTCTAATTGCGCTCTGCCAGACATCGAATTCTGAAACTCTCTGCCATCACTTGCAGTTATGGTCGCCATCTTAACAGTTGGAGTTTTCTCTTTTGCAACTCGGCTAAGACCCAAGTTCTCTCTGGCTTGATTCATTTTCTTGCCGAACGATGCAAGATAAAGTTTATAAAGATTCGGAGCCTCGTCACCAATCTGCTTAAAGTTTCTTTCATCTGCCATAAACAGACGAAGCAGTTCAAGTTCTACGAGAGCGGTTGTTCCGTATTGCTTTCTGAATTTGGAGAGTGCTCCTGATAACGCTCTGACATTGACTGTTCCTGGAAGGAGGGGATACTTGCGCCCAACCCTAAAAGAAAACTCTGCAGCG